CAGACGTATCTGTTATACGAACTTGGTTATACCCTCTTATTCTGAGAGTCCCAGTACCCGTTTCATCAATGTAACTATTCGTCCCATCATGGTAAATCTGTAGGTCAGACCCAGCACCGAAGATGGTTTTGTTATTGTCGCCGAAGGACAGATCACCAGTCATAGTATCGCCAGTGATCCTGACGAACCCTGTGGATGTATCTAGTGCAGTCTTGAACTCACCGAAGGTAATGGCTTTAGTCTCAGACTCACTTGCATCAACGACAACAAGCTCATCCCCATCAGCCAAATTAGCCCCTGTGATGTTAGTTAACTCTGATATCTTTTTATCAGCCATATCTTACCCCGTAATAGCTTCTACTGCTTCAAAGGAAATACCATAGAAGCTCGCATTGTTAATTGACCAAGAGGTGATACTCTCTTTAAGTCTGAAGACACCTTTAGGACTATTGAAGGTCACTGTAGCATCTGTATAGTTTGCTCTTAAGTCGGGCCAAAGTTGTATCGTACCATCACCATCTTGGTCTTCTAGTACCTGATGTAGTTTAGCAGTGGAGTCTGCTCCTAGTTGGATATAGTCACCAGCTAATAAAGTACCTGTCATGGTAACTGTAGCAGAGTCACTACCTACTGTTCCTGTCAACGTACAAGAGCTTACAGTACCTCTGGGAGTGGCATAGTCGGGGTCTCCCAGTAGGAAAGTACCTGTTGGCCCTTTAAGTCCTGTGAGCATTGCTTTCCAAGGTGCTGCTAGGTCTCTACGAACTGATGGAATAGTAACAGAGGCTTCCCACCTTTGACCACCGTGAGAAACAATCTGTTGTTTATAAGTGAATGGAGACTGAGATGTAGCTACAGCATTAACTGCTCGTAGTTCTATCTGCTCAATACCAATAGTGGTAGGTTGTGTTAGTGGGTACGTGAGTGCCATTATCCGAATACCGCCTTCATCTGACCACCTCTACGACGAGAGTCCATAATCTGCTGTTGTGTCATCTGTGCAATCTTAGGTGCCTGTTGTGCAATGATACGTTTGACACTATCGTCACCATTAGCTTGGAAGTTGAAGCTCTGGTTTACGACGACAGACTGTTGTTGACCACCATCGACTTGTACACCTAGCTTACCATTCTTGCCTCTCTTAAGTGGCATGATAGCTTCTGGCCCAGCTTCACCCATAAGACCTGTACGTCCACCAGCCATAGGGAAATATGTAGGTGATCCTACGACACCACCATTAGCATAAGGGACTACGTTACCCTTACTGATAACACCACCATCAGCGAAACCAAAGTAGCTCTTAGCAGCATTTACCATTTGCTGTACGACAAGTACACGATAGAGTTCCTTGATGACTTCAGCAGCCATAGTCTTAAAGGCATCTTCTACAGACTTAGTGCCATCAACAATAGACATCATAGCATTCTCGAAGCTACTACCAATCATATCAGCTATGTCTTCTTGCTGTTGTCTAGCCTCTTCAATCAAACGACTGCGTTCTTCCATAGCAGCCATCTCTTGAGCTAGTCCACGAAGTCTTGTCTCTGAGGTCTTAATGTCGGCATCTTGGTTAGCATACTTGAGGTCTAAGAATAACTCTTCTTCACGGCGGCGTTGACCTGTGAGGGTCATAAGAGTTTTTTCTGTCTCAATTTGTCTTTGAAAGGCTTTTATAGTGTCTTCTATGGTTGTGAGTTTTTTGCCTTTATCTTTATCATAGATAGATTTTCCACCCTCACCATAGATAGGATCACTGTCATCAACAGTACCTCTACCAGCGTATCTACCTAATCTTTGAATCATCTCAGGAGTTGGGGCAAAGTTAAGGACAGTTAAGGCATTCTCAAAGGCGACCTTTGCCCTCTCAGCATCTTCTTCTAGCTTCTTAACCATATCATCAGACAGCTTAACTGCCTGTTCAAACATGGCCTGTTCACCTTTAAACCTCTGATCAATCTGGTGTTGATAAGCGGCATACTCCTCATCAGCCCTTTGTTTAGTAGCCTCTATTGCAGCACCCTGCATAGCTGATATAGCTTTTAATCTATCGTTCTCAATCTGCCTTACTTTATCTTCATCAGTTATACGTTGTAAAGTATATGCAGATTGCAAAGACGATCTGATTGTATTAGCATCTGTTGCAGCTTGTTTAGCTTCTTCAGCTAGTTCAGCTTCCATAGCCATAGCATCAGTTTGAATTTGGGTTAAGGTGTCTTTTCTTTTAGAGTAAGTTTTAACATCTTGTCTTGCTTGCATTCCAGTTATCTGAAGCAAGACTTCTTGTAGCTTTGTGATTTCCTCTAGGTTCTTTACTTCATCTCCCCTAGACTCAACGTGTGACCTTAAGAATGCAGCAAGTTTACCTGCTGGTTCTACTTGTGCCTCAAAAGTTTCAGCCCTCTGGATTTGCTCTAATAAATCTAAGTACTGACCTGCATAAGATGCATTCTCAGCTAAAGTACCTCCAGTTGCACCTAGAAACTCTTGAGCAGCTTTAACTTGTCCTACATCTCTTCTCTCAACTTGCCCAAAAGTAGGAATACCAAAAAATGAACCCGTTCTTTCTGTGACAGTCTGTCTGCTTACAGCACCAATGCCGCCAAATTCACCTAGTTGTTGCCTTAAGTTTATTCCTTGTATTTCTTTAAGTGCAAGTAAGATTTCTTTAGCTTGGTTAGCTAGGTTGCCAAACTCTTTTGAGAGACCTTCTCCATTAGCGAGTTTTGCTGTTATACTTTCGTAGTCACCTAGAGATGTATTTAAATCATCCATCTGCTCTGCAAAAGTTTTAGCCTTGCTTCTTGTACCTAACAGAGCAGTGCCAAGGCCACCAAGAGCAGCAATACCAAGACCAATAGCAGCACCCCAAGGGCCAGCAAAGAAACCTGCTAACTGAGAACCCTGCTGAGAGAATGCAATAAGTGGGTTAGTCCCAGCTTGTACCTGTACGATAAAGTCTTGTAACTGGTAACCAGCCTGTTGCATTGCGATTTCTTTTTGTCGTAATGCTTTACCAGAACCATAGATAGATTTTTCAAATAAACGAAAGTCTTTTGCACTACCTCTAGTGGCAGTATTCAATCTTGCTATTTGTTGATTAAGTTTTGTTGTTTCTGCTGTAGCTCTTTTCTTAGTGATAAGGCCAGCCTTTTCAGCACGTTCAACATCACGTATTTCAGCCTCTAGATTATCTAGAAGCCTAATCGCACGATCTACTGGTGCTGTATCCGCATCAAAGACTAGTTTAATATCAGCCATTAGCTACCCCTAAGTATACGACATCTAGACGCTTGATTGCTTCTACTTCCCAAGATGCAAGTGGTGTCTCTGTCAAATCTTTCCACGCCTTAATCTGTTCGTATGTTATCGGGTTTGGGCCTGAGAAACCAGCAGACCTACTGTTGCTTAATGTAATAAAGGCAGACCAGACATGAGATATAAGAACTGGAAATTCTGTCGGGGGTTCCAATGCTTCAATCTTACGTCCAGTCTGCCTCTCTACTTCTTCTAAGTGTTCACGTTCTGTAGCACCTGATTCTGTGGGCTTATTCAGTTTGAACTGGTGTTCAGCCCATTCACATAAATCTGATACTACACTTTCATAAAATCCAGAGAGCTATTCAGAGCCTCTTCAATTTGTTCACGTAGCCAAAATACTTCTGAGTAGATGGCCTTAGCTTTTGCAGCACTAAACTTAGGTTGTTCACCACCAAACGTGATGTTCCAGTCTTTAGTTGCTTTAGCTAAGAGTTCCAAGCCAGCGTCCTCTAGCTCCTCTGCTGTAACCTCTAGACCTTTCTTACCTTGTGCTTTCTTAAGACGTTTATTTGTCTGCTCATGTACAGCAGCCTTATAAGCCTTAGAGTGTGGTGCATGTAATGTGATAGTCATAGGAGACTTATCATCATTGGTAAGTGTTTCTAGGGTAGCAGGGTGTACTATAGTAGCTTCTACAGTGTCACTGCTTGGAGTTAAATCTTTCAAGTCCATGTCGAGTTTCCTTCTTTATCGGGATTATCGGGTAGTTAATTGTGAGGGATGCCAGACCCGACACCAGCACCCCTCGCCCTAGCTAGGGATTACGCAGTCTCTGGGCGACTGATCTTAAAGTTTGTACCTTCTGTGCTGTCATATAGACCAACAAAGGACATTGTGATTAGTCGGCTTAGTGGGCCATCAACACCAACATCAGCAGAGTTCACCTTAATACGTGGGAACATAAACTCATATTCGTTAGCTGCTGATGGATCATTAACTGTAATGACTAGCTCACTTTCAACTTCATTCAAGAAACGATTGATTAGTGCATCATCTTCAAAGTACGCAGTGAATGTACCTTCAACTTGCGCCATACCGTACTCTAGTGATGGAGCAGAAGAGCTACCAATAACGAAAGTTGGTGAGAAGCTGTTGTCTAGTGTAAAGTCAATAGCTGTGATGATTGCAGCAGATGATGAAGAGCCTACGTTACCGATAGCCAAGTCACCTGAGTAAGCATCAAAAGGTTGTGCTGATGAAGCTGCATCTTGTGTCTTCTGTGTAGCTGAGATTGACATATCAGAACCAACAATACCAAAGGTTGTTGTAACCATCTGGTTTGGTGCCATTGAAATAGCCATTGAAGAAACTGTACAACCTGTAAACAAACGAGCTTGGTCGATGTCTGCTGCATAGTCTTCGATAGAGAAGAACTTTGGTGTTGTACCGACTTTTAGTTCGTCTGGTGCTGACGATGGGCTTGTGTCCCATGTAGATAGCATTGCTGATTCTAGGAAGGTGTCAAAGTCACCATCACGTAGGTCAACAACGATATCACCGCCAACTTGAGTGTTACCATGACGGTCAACTCGTGTCATACGGTCAGCTTGAATTTCATTACCTGCAACACGATCACGAGTTAGGTTAAGTGAGTGTGTATTAAACGGCAAGTTTGTAAAGTTACCAGCAGGTGTCGTGCCGAATGTTGATTCGACAATGTATGACAGGCTGGAACGAGAACCCTGTGCAAAGGCCATTTTATTCTCCTAATTAATTATATATGTACCAGCCGATATCAATCGGAACATAGTACCAAGGACTGTCCACGAAGCCTTGCTGTCTCTCAGCATAATCTATGGACACTATGATTGTCTCATCGGACGAGTTAGTAAAGCTAATGTCTGTAGTTGCCTCAAAAGCCTCTATAACTTTGTTAGCTAAATCATCAGCAGTAGCTGGGCCGTTACCTTCTGGGGTATAAACAAGAACAGTAAATACACCTTGGTATCTCTGTTGTGGGTTTAAACCTCTTACAGCAGGTCTACGGAGTGTCGGGACATACTGGCACTTGATATAGCTTGTACCTGTTGTCGGATCAAAAGAAACATTCTCATATGCAATGCTAGGTAGTCCAGATACGTTAGACAGTTCTGTCTCTAAAGCAGCACGAATATCGTTATGTATACTAGCCATGAATATTCCTTACCTTAGCAAATACATGATACCCATGCTTATACTCTACAGCAGTAGCGTGTGGTGAGCCGTTTCTTAGTGTAATACTTGTTGTGTTAAGTAAGTTTCTCAGCTTGTTGACATCAGTCATAAGATTGTTGAAACCTTCTTGACGCATCGCTTGAGGATTTTGACCTGTTGGTCTATTAGCTGAAGACTTTCCTCTTGGACGACCAGCACCTACCGTGTAGGAAAATGAGGTTACATATGCGCCTGTATCTACAGGAGAGGCTGATACTGCTGTCTGTGCTATATCTATGAGTTTGTCTCTTACAGCGTTTTCTGCTCTTTGCTCTAATGCATCAAACTTCTTGCGTAGAGAAGGGTTGATCTTAAGTGTAGTCTTAATCATCACTCTCTCACATGGCAGATGTAACAGATTTTAGTCCCTGCTGAGTAAATAGTGGTAACTCTGTGTATCTTTACGTCATCACCATTGCCAGAAATAAGGTCATCATCTTCTGGTTCCACTTCGAGGTCTAATGCAGAGATTACACAACGACGATTACCCCTGACAACTTCATCTACAGTTGGTACTGTTCCATACTCATAGTTATAGAAATACCCAGTACAAGAGTAGTTTGTTGTATCAGAACCAACAACACTGCCTGTGGCAGGGTCATAAGTACCCGCTGTAGTCTTCTTGGTTAGGGTTAAGGTCTCACCAAAATCTCTGACCAACTTTAAGAAGTCGTTGCTGTTGAAACTAGCCATCTAAGACCCCTTAATCGTAGTCTACTTCATCACGATAATTTGGTGGGTTACGGAACCTGTCACCTCTAAATGCTGGCATAATACGGTCTGTATTCTGTCGTACTGATTCGACGGTAGCGATAGAAATACCACCTGCCTTAATACCTAATGTAGCGTTAGCTTTCTTGCCTTGGTATTCTAGACGTTCTGCCAGTTTATAATATTGTTGAGATAGTTGACTGTACTTGGCTGATAAAGCACCATCTAATTGTACATCAACCTTACGAGCATATTGACCTGAGATAGTACGGGCAAGCCATGATGCAGCTAAATATACGTTGTTTGAGTTCTCTGACAAAGCAAAGGTTACTTCTTCATTAGCAACCTGTTGGTCATTCGTGTCAGTGTCACCGATAAGCAAACGCACGGAGTTTAGACGACCAGATGCAGTAGTCGTATCTAAGTCAGTTGCATCATAACTCCAAGCCATTAGTCTACCTCATATTGTCCGTATGTTCTACGCCAGCTTCTAATCAATCCACGTTGCTTATCTGCAATCTTAGATTTCTTACACTTCTTACGGTCAAAGTCAGCTTGCGAGTTTGTCTTAGCTTTAACCTTTGTGTTGATGTTATCTACAACAGCGTGTAACCCAGTTACATCTAGCTCTTCTAGTCCGTCACCAACTTTACGTTCTATTTCTAATTCAGGATTGTGATAAATCCATCTTTGATTGTAGAAGGTTAAGACTGTCTTTTCATCGACACTTAATTCTTTCCACTTGAACTCTTGGTTCTTCTTCAGCTTACGACCACCAGAAGTAAAAGGTACTTTTACAAATACAGGTCTGTCTAACTGAAGAGGCATTTCTTCTTGTCTTAGCATTTTAGCCTCTTACATCGGGTGAGGGAATATGAGGGCCACCGAAGCAGCCCCCAATAAGAATATATTAAGCAACAACAGTGTTGAAGAATACACCCAAGTCTGCGCCTGTGACTTTCATGTCATAGGACATTTTAACTTGGATATGTTCAGCAACTTGCATACGCTTAAGAGCATCGTCTGAGAATGATTCTACAGTGACACCCAAGTTGTTTACACCTTGTAGGTTGTTCCATGCGAAGGTTACACCTGCTGCTGGTGTCATCAAACCTGCTGATGCAGGTGAGTGTACCAACAATGCAGCTTTACCACCGATGAATGCGTTGCTTTCTGCGACACCTTCTACAGATGAGTTTTTAACTGCTTCCATGACGTAGAAGTTCTCTACCTCAAAGATTTCAGCCAACTTAGCGTTAGTGATAAGTGCAGTGTTTGTGACAGTTGCACCACCGTTCAGACGTGCTAGGATGTCTGGGTGGTTGATTAGGATGTCACGTACTTCTTTACCAACAACCATTGTGTTTGGCTTGAAGCCACCAGACTTAAGCTGCATAGTACGACGAGCAGTAGTTACGTCAACGATTGGTGTTGAGTTTGTGTAATCTGACCACTGTGTGACTTCTGCGGCAGTGTCGTTTTGTGCGTTAGTAACACCTGTGTACTCTGTACCCCAGATTGATGCTGCGAAGAAGTTAGTTGCGAACTGCTCTTCACGGTGGATCAACAGACGGTTAGTTAGTGTCTGCGCACCTGCTGCACGAATGTCTAGTGCTGCATCTTCGTTAGCAATAGTTTGCTGATCGAAGTCCATACCTAGTCCGTAGACATCAGCATAGAATGATGCGTTTGATAGTGACATACCGATGCGGTTGACTTCTGTGCGTGGTGCAAGAGCCTTAACATCACCTGTACGGTTCATGTTGTCACGGTCATAGATGTAGTATTTGTCAGACTGTTTGTCTACGCCTACTGTTGGGAAAACCTTATCAGCGATAAAGTTAGCTTGATCTTGTACATATGCGATTGTGAGGTTAGTCAACGGCTGGTCGATATGTACCGAGTTTGGTGTTAGCAATGGCATTGTTCTATATCCTTCCTATTGCTGGTTACGCTGGTACTACGTTGCCGCCTTGGATCAACTCAATGGCAAATACTTGACCATCAACCGCTGCTTCCAAAGCATAACCTAGAACGACATCACCTGCTGCTGCTGTTAAAGCATCACCAGAAGCGTCTGTTTGAATTTGTGCGCCAGCAGCAATAGTGCCACCAGAAGTTACCATTACTTTACCAGAGATAGCAACTGTTGCAGCTTCACCTGCCGCAGGGTCATTCAAAAGAACGCCGATTGCGTTTTCACCAGCAGCGTCAGCTAGGTCGATCTGACCGTCTGACTCTAGTGTTACGAATTTAAATTGTGCCGACGATAGGTCTTCGCCAGCAATGAATGTCCGTGTGTCACGGGATTGCATTACAGCCATAATTATTCCCCTTTATAGCTTTTGTTGATTAGGGCTTTACCTTCGTCGGTTTTAGCTACAGCAGCATACGCTTTAGCATACTCACCCTTTTTCATCTTGTTCTCTTCCATATAGGTTTTGACAAGAGATTCCATTTTATCAGCAGCAGTTGCGAACTCGCCATCTGCGTCTGACTTTCCGACCTCTTCCATGCTTTCTGCGAATGTCGCATCAGCAGCTTTCAAGGCTTCCATTACAGCTTCTACTTCACCGAACTCTGCGACCAAAGACTTAGCTACGTCTTCTGCAAAGTGTGGTAGAGCATCTGTTGCACGTTTTGTTAGTTCAGCATCAGCTTTAGCTAATTCAGCTTCTTCTAGTGCCTTCAAGATAACAGCAGGTACATCAGCTTTGTTGATTTGCTCACCTTCATACTCAATGTACTCTGGTTCAGCTTTCTTCTCAATCGAGTCTGCTTTAATTACAAAGCCGTTCTCAATAAGAGCTTTACGAAGGTCTTCGTTCTGAATTTTAAGAGCATCGTTCTCAGCTTTAACAATGTCAAGCTCGTCGATTTCTACTTCTTCAGATTTCTTCATTTCAGCTTCATAAGCCTTCATAGCTTCTTCTTCATTCATGCCTTTTTCCATGTATGGCTTTAGCTTTGCCTTTAGGTCATCTGACATTTTTTCTACTTCTTGTTCCATGTTGTCTCCATTGGAATCATCACGCTTGAACAAGGAGACCATTGCCTGTGCATTGGCAGGACGATCTACAAGAGACAGTTCATCCAGTTCAAGCTGTTTCAATAAATTAGGCACTATAGTCCTCCTTGATTGCACGACCCCCAATAGAGAAGGCCGCTAACTCACCAGATTTGACCTTGGCCCAAACGTCATCATTATAAACTTTAAATGCGACGATCCAACCTTCACGGTCACTCTGTATGCCAAGGGACTCACCAATCTCTTTAGTGACTGGCATGGAGTGGATAACCGCCCCAATCTGATCCCCTTTGTGCATTTCTTTACCTACACGAACATGCTCCATAAACTTGTTTACGGCACGTACTAACGTGTCAGGTTCTATTACATCGCCTTGGCGGTCAACTACTGCTTCACCCTTTTCGGTTACTACAGAGGCCCAACCATAGACCATACGTTGTTCTTCGTCAGCCTTGAGGATTTGTCCCTCGACTGATTTTGTTAGTTCAGACACTGATGTGCCTCCTTCCCACATACGACAAGACCAATAACGAGCAGAAGTCTTATCTGTTGCAGTATCACACGAATGACGACTACGGAAATTAGCACGAGCCTTTGGGTTATCCCTACGGATTTCCATGTTAGGGTCACCAAAGGTAACTCGTTTTACCTTGCCGCCATCTTGCACGAACACTTCAAACTTTTTGTTGCCACCTTGAATACGGCGAGGCTTGTTTAAAGTTACTTTTTCGCCTTGGTATTCAGCCTTAGCAAATTCTTCTTTCATAATCTCTTGTACAATGACCCTGAGAGCCTCTAAGCGATCCACTGAGTGGCCTTCTTCCTCTTCTGGGTACTCTGCCCCTGCAAGCTCTGCATTGCGTTCTGCTAGGTCTTCATAATAGTCCAAATACTCGTCGTGATTAATAGCTGGCATATAGACTGCCTGACCATTGTACTCATGTACATGAATTGTACCACCTAATCCCATATCCATAGAACGACTACGAGCTTCCATCTCTGTCGTAAAGACATCATTAGCATATTGTGCCTTTAGCATCTTCTTCTTGCTGGAAGACGGATGAGATGAGGGAAGAAGGTCTTTATCATGGTTAGCAGACTTAGAGCCACTAACAATCCGTAGGAAGCTGTTAACACGAGCCATAGCCCATTGCTCAGGGGACTTAACATTAGGGCGTACAGAACTAGGGTTCGTCCGATAGGCTCCAACACCACGATCATATACTTGCTCCAACATCCGCATAGTTACTTTATGCTTAGACTTCTTGTTGTGTTCTTTTACTTTGTTCTGTAGTGCAGTCTTAGGCATTAACCAGTAACCTTTGCTAAGTAACCTTTGAAGATACCAAATACGACAGTGTTGTTTGCACTTGCATCAGCAGTAATACGAACATCAGCATTCTTTGGTATGATAACAGCAGGGTCTAATTCTACGTTCCAAGGGCCACCTGATGAAGCACTGATGGCTGCACTCTGGATAAAGACACCACCTGCTGTACGAACCTCTAGGAAGAAGTCTGCTGAAGCATCTTGTTTCTTACTTACTGAACCAAACCCACCAGTGAGAATATAGTAGTCAGTGTTGCTGAAGGTTGTAGCACCTTTAAATGCACCTTGTAGACCTTGTGGAATGTCTATGTGTATTTTAGTTGCATCTGATGGTACACCACCAACAACAGTTGTATTTTCATATACAGTGACACGACCAACAAGCTCTGTGCCATTTGAGTTGTATGCATGTGATACACGAGCAACAGGGGTATCTAGAGCTACAGGTGTTTGACCATTAAGCTGTACAGTCTGTACTAGGAAAGTAAATTGTGCGTCTGCACCTGTTCCTGTGACTGTATGACACTCTAGAGTAATCTCTTGTGTGTCTGCTGCTGAAGAGCTTGAGATATACTCAATCGTATTATCTGTAACGTAAGTCTCGTTACCGCCAACAGTCCATATAGTAGAAAGTGTGTCAGCGACAAGATTAGCAGACTTACCAAACTTAATAAGAGACTTGGCTTTCTTGTCTACAGAAACTACATCACCATACTGAGCTTGTATCTCACGTTCAGCTTGAACCAGTCGTCCATCAGGGACTTCATAGGATCGTCTTTGCCAACCACCGAACATTTGCTCTATTTCCTGTATCTCTTGAACTATTATAGCATTCGGATCATCTGCACTGCCAACATCAGGGAATGGCGTAAGGATGTTTGATGCTGATAGGCTATGAGCCTGTGTTAGTGTAGTTTGACCTAAGTCTGGTGTACCTGTTACTAATGGGGTAACACCGAAGTTCTCTGACTCTGTTGCACTGACGCTAGGAACGACAGGAATGCCTGTAACTAGGTCATTTGCTTGGAAGCTATGGTTCTGTACAAGACCTGCGCTTGAAACTACAACCTGACCAGAAACAATAGCTGTAAGT